GCAATCACCTCAAATCTGACTTTTCAATAGAAGTAAGTCGATAATTTTATGACATTTCAAATTATGACGATTTATATTGGCTTATTTGTAAATCAATTCTTTGTTGACAATTTCCAATGCTCTGTTGCGGATTGAGTTCATCCTGCGTATCCATTCTGCTTGGTTTTCAGCTTTTAGCTGTTCGGTCACATTTTCTTTTTCGGATAGTTGCTTTATAAGCGTTGTAAACAGTTCATTCGCCAGATTATCAATATCGGATAGATACTCCACAAGTTTGCCTGAAGTCAGCAGATTATAATATCTTATCTTGTGGTATCGGAGCAAATAATTTTTATGCCGCAGTCCGAAAACGCCGATTTCGCATTTCGATTGTTGGGTGAGTTTTAGGTCTGGTAAAAGATAGTCGCCTTGTTGAGAGTAAGTAATTTTAGTATTTGTCATAATGTTGACCTCCAAAAATATTTTTTCAGTCGGACAAACGATAAGCGAATTTAGGCTGTTTTTAGTATTTTGCGTGCAATTTTTAAAAATGACTGCACTTTTGAAATTTTGAGTGTTCATTAAGCCGCTTACTGACTGCGTTTTTGACAGCACTTTTGACTGCGATTGACAGCAATTTTGACAGCACTTTATCTTAATTCAAGTGTTTTCAAATTTACTCAAATTAACTGAGCAACAGCTCATAACCCCAGTGTTTAAGCCATTTTAGAGTACTTTAAGAAAATTTGGCAAAAAATAAACGGTGGTTGAAAAACCACCGTTTTTGGTCGAGGTGACAGGACTTGAACCTGCGGCATCTTGGTCCCAAACCAAGCACTCTACCAAACTGAGCTACACCTCGAAATGTTGCTTAATAACAACAGCTTGATTATTATATACCATATTTTCAGATTTGTCAACATGATTTTCGCTTTTTATTCAAAATTAATTTAAATATTTTGAAAATCACCATAAAACAGACCGAAAATGTGGTACAAAACAGCCGTCCCTACATAAGAAACGGCTGTTGGTGCAGGTAACTTGCAGGGGGGATAGGAATGGGGAAAATGGGGAATTTTGTTAGCTATATGTAAGCTACGGAGCATAATTATGAACAATTCAAGATAATATAAGACTATATTTTGTTGATTGCATTCACTAATTCTTTTGGGTTAATGTGGGTGTAAACCTTTTCGGTCAAGTCCATTTTCGACTTGTGACCGACTATTTTTTTGATGATTGTGTGGTTCACATTTGCCGATACAAGCATTGAAATGCAGGTATGTCTTGTTTCGTGTATGGTGTGGTCTAAACCTAAATCGTTTTGTAGAGGTGTCCAGTAGTTGCGTTTAAAGTTATCGTATTTCAGCGGCTTGCCATTGGTATTATTCAGAACATATCCACATTGAGAATCGCTGATGAATTTCTGCCAAAACGGCAGTACTTTGTCTGCTATAGGCACGGTTCGTACACCTGAATCGGTCTTTGAACTTTCAACAAAGAAAGTTTGTTCGTCAAGGTTTACATTTGAAATTTTTAGGTCGAGCAATTCGGACACACGCACTCCCGAATAAATCAGCATAAGCACTATTTTTACCGAATCAAGATTTGAATATTCCCACAAAAGATTTATTTCGCTTTCCGAAAACTCCCTGCGTGCCCGTTTTGTTTCATATGACTTGGTATTGATTTTCAATTTTTCTGCAAGATTGTTATGGAGCATATCGTGAAATATGCAGTATTCGTAGATTTTGTTCAACAGAATTTTAATTCGCCTAACCGATTGATAACCGTTGTTGCAGTTGTCGAGAACTCGTTGCATATCAATGATTTTTATATCGGACATCTTGCGATTGTATAACATTGAGCATTGTTTGTATGCCGCATTATACTGTCTTTTGGTGTTTGGATTTGTGTCTTCGGTGATGAACTCCTTGTACCAAAGTTCATAAATTTCTGAAAAAGTGCGTCTTGCCGAATCAACATCAAACGGGTTTTGATTGTAATCAGCAAGAGCGTTCAGAGCTTTCGGCTTGTTGGGAAAGTAGCCTATAACTCTGCGTTCCTGATTGCGTGTTTCTTTGTTGTATCCTATTGTCACGCAGGCAACCCACGGATTGCGCCTGTTTCCGCTCAGCTTATAAACAGAGCCGTAGCCGTTAGGCAGTTTCATTTTATACACTCCTTTTGCTTAAAAAAGGGTGCAAAAATCCCCTGATATTCAATGCTTGAAAATTTTAGGGGAATATGATACAATATTGTAGCGTTATAATATCGTATCATCTGCACCCTGTGTAGGTGATTCCGCTCTGTTCGAGGACCAGTCGAGCAGGGCGGATTTTTTATATAAATGGTGTCATAAGATTTTTGTTGTTTTGTATGCCACCATAAACCTTACATATTGTGTATTTAGTAGCTGATTCATCAAATCCTATATTCGTATCGTAAGGAATAGTTATTTTTAAATCAGCAGTAATATAATCTCCGCTTTGTATTGCAAATTCACCTTTGTGTATTTGCTCCAAAAAATCTGTATCTTCAATTTTTGCTTCTATAGTCTTACTATTGTATATGAAAGACCAAGCCCCTTTACCAATCAAAGCGGCTTTTTTTATAAGTAGATCAGCTTTAGTTGTAATATTTTTTACAATCTCTTCTTGAGCTGTGGGGAGTGGTTTTCTCATTTCCTCAATATCTGCACTATTGAAATGTTCAGAGGAGTCTTTGGTATTAAAAGAAAAACCACCTTTGCTGTTATGCTCACTAACATTTTGCGCCAAATTAACAACTAAATTATCTATATGAACATTGTTTACTACAGCACCACTTGATTTTGTTACATTTATGCTATGGTCATCTTCGGAAGTAATAATAATTCTTCCGTCAGATGTTTCCTTTACTGATTTTGGTTTTTTACCTTTTAATAATTTTTTTACATCTAAAAAACCTTTTACAGTTGCTATTGCAGTGGACGCAAATCCAATTAAATCATTTCCTTGCGAAATTATATTTTCTGTTATTTCACAAATTGTTGAAAAATCAATTTCAAAACTACCATTTTTAAAAGCTGTTACATTCATCCGTAAATAAGAATCCGGATTTTCGTATATAGCAGCCATTTTGGTAAGTTCTGCAATATTGCTTATGATTTTAGAAAGAAGTATTGCATCAATTGAACTATTTCCATCTAAATGGAAAGAAAAAACATCTTCACTTTTCACTAATTTCACACCCATTTTTATCACCTCTGTTTACATTATAGAACATATGTTTTAATTTGTAAATAGGGCTTTATTATATATCATAAATAATATTTGAAAAACATTGACAATAATTTGAATATTATATATAATATTTATGGAGAGTGATAACTTTCCAGCTACTTTTTTGACCGCTCATAGTGCCAGCTGTGGGCGGTCTTTTTTATTTATCCTATTTAATCGGCAGACCATGGCTGTCGGTGTATGGTGCTGTGGCAACGGTTTGACATGGGATTATTCCAAATTATATTCCTGTTTGATTGCGTCAATTTTATTTTGCAAATCTTTTTTGCCTGATGAGGAAACACTGCGGACTCCTTCTTCAAGCTTTTCAATGGCTTTTTCGGGGTTGTTTTCTGCAAGATAGAGGTCGGCGTAGAGTTCATAAACATCTGTTCGTGTAGGGTTAGCCTCCTGATAGCCGTTAATCAGCTGTTCAGCTTTTGAATAATTCTTGCTGTCAATTGCGGTATTTATATTGTTCACAAGATTTGCGTTGTGAACAAATGCAAAAACGACTATGGCAATTACAACAGGCACGCCGATGATTATGCCCAATTTTACCATTTTTTTGTTTTTTTCCTTTTTAATACGGGTGAGTTCAGTTTGATAGTCACCGTAATTCATACCGCAGCTCGGACAAACATTTTCGTTGTATTCAAGCATATGACCACACTTGCAACGCTTTTGCTTCATCTTGTTTATCTCGGTATTTATCTGAAAAATAACAGGGGTATATTTGTTGTTAATCTGAGCCGCCTCGGTTCTTCTTCTCTGCTCATTGGCAATTTTGAGAGCCTTGTCAAGCTCGTTTTGCTTACGGGTGTTGACTGCCCCTAAAATCCTGCTGAGGTAGCTTCTGTGTTCATCGGGAGAAAACGAGTACAAATCATCGAGCAATGAACTGTTAAAATCAATCTTGCCTGCCATAAAGCCGAAAAGGTTCATCTTGACAAGGTTTTCATTTGATGAATCGAGCTTGCAAATATCTTCGCTGTACTTATATGCCTTTGCATAATCGCCGTTATTTGCCGCATTGTTTACCAAATCTTCAAGTGCCTTTATTTTGTCATTTTTATCAATTCTGCGTTCGGTAATGAAATCCTTAATAAGAATTTGAGTGCCGCAATATTTGCAGTTGGTTTTCATCTCTGTAGAATTAACTTCGAGCTGACTGCCGCAATTCGGGCAGTTTAATGTTATAAGTGAATTGTTTGCCATAGTTACTCTCCTTACTGCAGTGATTTACTTACTTCTTTTACAAGACCGAGGATTTGAACACGGGTGACGTCGTTATTTTTGAACACTCGTGGGGGATAGTAGGGGTTGACTGAATGCAACTCAACGGTGTTATCGTTGTAAAGGACCTTTTTAACAACAGCCTCTTCATCATCAACGAGGACTGCGGCAATCTGACCGCTGTCAACGGAGGTTTGCTTTTTAATAAGAATTTTACTGCCGTCATCAATCAGAGGGCTCATAGAATCGCCGTGAACATTTATCCATATATATTTATCCTGTTCCGACGGACAGGTGATGTATGTAGGCATATAGTCAACAGGCACATCCTGAGCTATCACTCCGAACCCTGCCGAAATGCTGTCATATACCGGTCGCATAAATACATTTGTTTGTGGAAGTGGGATTGCTTGGTCTTCTTCTTCTTTAAATTCACCAGTAATAAAAGAAACAGGGTTCATTTTTAAGACTTTGGCTAATAAAGCTATTTTATCTCTTCTCATATTAGATATATAACCGTCTTCCCATTTTTTGACGGTACTCTTGCCGACACCAACTGCTTGCCCTACCTGTTCAAGAGTTAGTTTTAATTCAGTTCTTCTTTGGTTAATCATTTTTCCTATATCCATTTTTGTCTCTCCTTATAAGAGGTCTGTAACTATATTTTAACACAAAGTTTCAAAAAAGCAACTACTAAACCGAAAAAATATAAAAAAGTTTCCTAAAGTGGTTGACAAAGGACTGAAAGCAGTATATAATTTAAGTGTCCTAAAGGAAACGAGGTGATAGAAAGTGAATACAAGTGATCTTAAAGCTGAAATTGCAAGAAACAATTTTACAATTCCAAAACTTGCTGAAAAAATGGGAATTGATAAAAAGACACTTTATACAAGGATAAATGGTGTCACTTGTTTCAAGCAGGAAGAAATTGCACAGCTTGCAAAAATTCTCGGACTTAATTCAGATAAGATTATGTCTATTTTTTTTGCTGATGTAGTTTCTTAAAGGAAACTGCAACCCAACAAAAACTAAGGGGGTGAAAGATAATGTCAAAACAAATTGACGCTTTAATTCGTTTGTTATGTGACCATATAACAAAGTATGTTGAAAAAGATGACGGTGTTGACGGCGATACTATCGCTAAATTAACAACAGCCCTTGCCGAGTTGGTGTCAGCAAGAGCCGTGTGCTAATTAAGGATTAGTTTTCTTCTGAATTAACGATTTCAAGAATTCTATTGTAGATTGTTTCAAAATAATCAGCAACTTTTTCACCATGCTCTTTATCAACAGCGTGCTGACAATTTGACAATCTTGCAATAACGATTTCCTTAGTTACATCAAAAGCAATTTTTTCATGATTGCCTGTAATCATAGTTTAACCCTCCTTTCCTTAATTTATGCTGAAATTATATCACACTATTAGGAAAGTGCAAGACTATATTAAATTTATTAAAAGAGGTGAAGAAATGAAAAATAAAATGATAGGCAACTATTCAAATGAAGGAGTGCTTAATATATCGGCTACAAATTTGCAGGAGTTTGAAAGCCTTATAAAAAAGGCAAAAAAACAAGCTGACGAATTGCAGGATACAATCAATCAGCTTGAATTCTTCAATTTTAGTTTTAAGTTCTCAACAGATAAGGATAATTAGTTACCTTCTATCATTCTTTCTGCATTCATAGCAGAAATGTCAAAATCTATAAAAGAAACGATTGCATTTATAAATTCGATTAAGTCGTCAACATTGTATTCCTGCTGCTTTCTTTCGTAATGGGTTTCGTCATTACCTATCCAAGCAGAAGCCATAGCTAAGTGTTTGATTTTACCATTGTCAATATAATTATTGATACATTGTGACAATGGAGCTTTTATTATTGCTTCTTTGTCATCAGGGTGTAGAAAAATGGCATAATCTTTTACCAAAAATTCCAATGATTTTCTGTAAGCCATTCCTGAAATATCATTCAAACGATACTGCTGTGAAGCATAAGCCTGATTGTAAATGCTACAAAAATCAGGTGACAAAGCCTTGATGTGCTTTGAAAACTCTCGTTCTTCAACATCATAAACCGGCTCAAAACTTTCAAATTCAGTTTTATCGTAATAAGGACCTATATAGTAATTCCCTAAAAATGTCCTTTCACAATTTTGACAGAAGAAATGAACGAAAAGATTTGGAGAAGTATGTTCATCGTCAATATAGTAGGAGCTTAAATACGAGGGGTCGCCAGATTTGTGACACATAGGACAGACTGACGGATATTCGATTTCAAGATTTTTCTCACTAAGGTTATCGTTCAATGATTCGCAGTTATAAATTGTCTTTTTGATAAGCAAAGACCCCTTTCATTATATAGTGTAATGAATTGCTGTTCATCACTACATATAGTATATCATAGAAAGTTGGTGAAATCAATGCACATTAATGAATTTGCTGAAATCTTGCTTAAAAGCAGAAAACAGAAAGGCTTTTCGCAAAGTGAGCTTGCTAAGAAATCAGGCTTTACCAAAAGAGCTATTCAGTATTGGGAGAAAGGAAAGAAGAGTATTTCTCTTGAAAATGCCGACAGGCTCTTAACGGCTTTAGGTGTAGAAATCAAGATAGGTAAAACAGAAAGCAGGTGAGAAAATGGCAAAACTTAAACTTATTGACACAGTCGAAATCGTTTCGGACAAAATTACCAACGTAAAATAGGAGGTGTTTATATGGACACAGTTCAGATGAACAAAAAAATCAAAGAAATTATGGATAGCAGTGATGTCTATTTGCTTTCTGAGGACGCCGCAAAGGCTATTGGAGTTGCTCCGCAAAACTTGCGTGAACAGGCAAAGGACGAACCCGAAAAATTGGGATTCAATGTAATTGTAGTCGGTACATCTATCCGTATTCCGAGAATACCGTTTCTCAATTATATTCTCGGTTCAAACCCGTTGAAAGGAGTATAACAAATGGCATTTAAAGATTTAGAAACAAAAAGGTCGCTTAGAAAAAAGTACCGTGACAGCAAAGACCAGCTTAAATACACGCAAAAAAGTCTTGCAAGCACCGAGCAGGAGCGTGACATTGCTAACAGCCGTCTTGAAAAAACAAAGGCAAAGCTTGACAAAGTGACAGCCTTATATGTTGCCGAAAGAGCGAAAAACGCAGAACTTGCCCGAAAGCTCAACGCCTACGAATCATCGGACCCCGAAACAATCGTTTTTGAATGTGTGGGGGTTGAAAATGCCAACGACTACAAGGTTGTTTGATGAAAAGAACATTTTGCGGACCTTAGCAAAATGTTTATCAAATATAAAGGTGGGAAAATATTTTGAATTACACTGATTTTATATCCTCAAACGGATACATATGCACTGAATCTGAGTTTGAAATTGCTAAGGCACACGCTAAGAACAAGTTGGCGGTTATTATCAGCCGATTTGGTGATGCAAACGGTGAACGCCTTGAGGATTATTACCTTGAACAGCTTATCAGGGAAGAACTCAGAGCTGAAAGAGTATCAAAGGCGTTGTTTGAAATGCAACTTGCAGGCAAAGAGAAATCCCGCATTGCTTAGGAACAGCAACACGGGATTAAACAAAAAGAAATTTAAACAAGCTCATTATATCATATTGAATCGAAAAATCAATAGTTAGGAGATATTAAAATGTGCGAAGTATGCAGAAGCACTCCGTGTAATCCGATGTGCCCAAACGCACCGCAAGTACTGGTAATGGGGCATTGCAGAGCGTGCAACGCAGAACTCAGATATGATTATACATATTTCAGAGATACAAATGATGATATTTTCTGTTCTCGTGAATGTGCCGAACTTTTTCACGGCATTACCGAGGAAGAATGGTCAATAGATTAAGGAGGTAACATAAAATGACCAAAATTACAGAACCCGTTAATTTGCTTGAAACTGCTGATATGGAAGAAGTAAAAAATCTGTCAACAGTTAATGATGCAGAACCTGATTCAACCGATTTAATTCAGGTAGCTCAGATTCCTATCATCATCGAGAATCTCAAGCTGGTTAAATCTGAAATTGAGAAAAAGGTAAACACTGCCTGCGAAATGATATGTACAGACGAAAACTACAGGGAAATCAAGAAGTTGCGTTCATCGCTCAATAAGGAATTTGCGGAATTTGAAACTCGCCGAAAAGCGGTTAAATCGGAAATAATAACACCTTATGAGGCTTTTGAAACAGTTTACAAAGATTGCGTGTCATTGCCTTATAAGAAAGCTGATTCCGCCCTTAAAGGTAAGGTTGACGCCATTGAGCAGGGTCTTAAACAGGAAAAGTACGAAAAATCAAAAAGCTATTTTGATGAGTATTCAAAATCACTCGGTATTGATTTTGTGGCATATGAGCAGGTTAGTTTAAACATTACTATGAGCGTATCTCTCAAAAAGCTTAAAGAAACTATAAAATCTAACCTTGACAAGATTATGGATGACTTAAAGCTTATCGCAACGCAGGAGCACAAGGACGAAATCCTGTACGAGTATAAGCGGTCTTTGAATGTATCGGTTGCAATAACTTCCGTAACCGAGAGGTACAAGGCTATTGAAGAAGAAAAAGCAAGGGCAGAAGCCGAAAGAGCAGAGCGTGAAAAAGCCGAGCAGGCTGTGAGCAACACTCTTGACGAATATGAACCGTTTGTTGCAAATGTGCCTGAAGAAGTTGCTCCTCCGGTTGAAGAAATATCAGAACAGCCACAGCAAGATGAAAAAGTTCTGTCATTGTCATTCAAGGTTTACGGTACAAAATCACAGCTTAAAGATTTTGCACTCACTGTTAAGCAGTTAATCAACGAAAGGGGATTACGCTATGAGTAATTATAATAATCAAAACAATCAGATTCAGCAGAGAAAGCCGAAGTTTTCGTCAATGCTCCAGACACAGGCTTTTCAGAAAAGTCTTTCAAACTCAATGAAAGACCCGAAGGAAATTCAGAAATTTACGGCGGCTATCACATCTGTGGTGAGTACAAATCCTGCACTCGAAGAATGCGATGCAGCTACAATTCTTTCGGCGGCTCTTTGCGGTCACTCTCTCGGACTTCCTCCGTCACCACAGCTCGGTCAGTATTATATGGTCCCGTTTAAGGACAGAAAGAATAAGCGTACAACAGCTACATTTGTTCTTGGCTATCGTGGATACATACAGCTCGCTATTCGTAGTGGTCAGTATAAAAGACTTAATGTTGTAGAAGTAAAAGAGGGCGAACTACTTAACTGGGACCCACTCACCGAGGAAATAGCAATTAAAATGATTGAAGATGAAACAGAGCGTGAATCTGCCGAAACTATCGGATACTATGCTTATTTTCGCTATGTAAATGGCTTTGAAAAGGCTCTTTACTGGAGTAAGGATAAGATGAAACAGCACGCATTAAAGTATTCAGCCGGATATGCAAGCGATGTCAATAAGGGTACAAGTTACACTTTTTGGGCAAAGGATTTTGATGCTATGGCAAAAAAGACAATGCTCAGACAGCTTATAAGCAAATGGGGTATTATGAGTGTTGAAATGCAGACAGCATATGAAGCTGATAATCATATTATCAATGCTGACGGAACTCCCGATTATGACACCGATACCATGATTGATGCAGAAGTTCCTGCTGAAACACCTGAAATTTACAATTCATCTTCATCTGAACCGGATGAAGAACAGTTCTCTATTGATGATCTTGCAGAATGAAATGATTGATTTAGAGATAATAAGCACAGGCTCTAAGGGCAACGCAGTCTTTCTTGACGGTCAGGTCTTGATTGACTGCGGAGTGCCATTCAGCAAACTTGTTGAGTGTGAAGTGGTTGACCGAGTTAAATATGTTTTTTTAACTCATCAACACGGAGACCATTGTAATGTTGCTACTCTAAAGCGACTGCTGTCCGAACACCCTTGTATTCGGATAATTTACCCCAATTATCTTTGCAAAAAGCTTTTTTTATTAGGTGATACCTCCTTTCAATACAATTCTTTCATAGTCGCTCAGGATAAATGGTACTCAATCAGCAATATTACTTTTTCAGCAGTACCACTTCGGCATGATGTTCCTAATATCGGCTGGAAGTTACACTTCAACACTCAACAGGGGATATATAAAGTTATATACGCAACTGATACATCGGAAATCGCTCATATAACAGCTAAGAACTACGATTTGTATCTTGTAGAAGCTAACTACTCAAAAACAGAATTACTTAATCGAATAAAAGATAAACGATTGAAAGGTCAATATGTGTACGAAGATAGAGTTCTTCGTACACATTTGAGCAAAGAAAAGTGCGATGAATGGTTGTATCAAAATATGGGTAATAACAGTTTCTTCGTTTATATGCACCAACACGAGGACTTAGTATGATTACATCAGCGAACATAGTATCTTATGACGGATATAACTTAATAGTAAGACCGCATGAGCGTATCGGCAGAGAACTTGCACAGAAACAAGTACATGAAATTGAACTCAGAATTGTTGACGGACGCACGATTTCTGCCGAACAGCGAAGAAAAATATACGCAATCATCAGAGATATAGCATTTTGGTGCGGAGATAATCCCGAATGGATTAAAGAATATTTCAAGTTTAATTTTTGCGGTGAATTTGGCATTGAATACTTTTCGCTGTCTGATTGCGAAAAAAGCGTAGCAAGAGATTTCATAAGCTATCTGATAGATTTTTGTTTCTACCAAAATATCGGAACAAGAGATACTCTGCTTAATGTTACAGATGATATAGGCAGATACTTGTACAGTTGTCTTGAAAATCGTAAGTGTGCAATATGCAATGCACCAGGTGAAGTTCATCATGTTGACAGAATTGGTATGGGGCGAGATAGGGAACAGATTGTACATATAGGATTAAAAGCTATATGCCTTTGCAGAAAGCACCACGATGAAGCACATCGGCACGAAAAAGAGCTGTTTGATAAGTACAAAATCTACGGTATAGAGCTTGATGAATATCTTTGTACAAAGCTGAAACTTAATACAAAAAGAAAGAGGTGATACAGTGAATGGCTGGACAACCAAAGCGAGGGCTTGACTTTGCGGCTTGGGATGTTCACTTGTTCGATGATGATGAGAGATTTGATGTGCTTATTGATGCACAGGGTTGGGACGGCTTTGGAGTATTTTTTTGGATTTGTACCAAAGCTTATGCAACAAATGGTTACTATTATGAGTGGCGAGAAGAAACCAGTGCTGCCACGATAGCGAAACGAATGAGCGGTGGAATTAAATCAGATACGGTAAATCAGGTAGTTAAGCTTTGCTTACGAATTGGGCTGTTTGATAACGGGCTGTTTGATAGGGAGAGCATACTGACCAACAAAATGATGCAAGAACGATATATGTACGCTATCGAAAAACGCTCCGTGCGAGGTCGCACAATAAATAGATTATATTGGCTTTTGAAAACGGAAGAAACAAAGGCTTATATAGTTATACCTGAAAATGAGCATAATCTCTCCGAGAATGAGCATAATCTCTCCGAGAACGACACAAAGAAAAGTAAAGTAAAGGAAAGTAAAGTAAATAGAAATAATTATTATGCGATGCCGTCTGCAAATGCAGCCGACACCGCCAGTGAAAATATTTTTATTACATTACCTTTGAACGATAAGAGTAATTATTCAGTTTCAAAATCTGATGTTCAGCACTACAAAATTTTGTATCCTGCTGTTGATGTAGAACAACAATTGCGTTCGATGTTGGGGTGGCTCGAAGCTAATCCGAGCAGGAGAAAAACAAGAACCGGCATTAAAGGGTTCATTACTAAATGGCTTAATAAGGTCCAAGACAGAGGAGGTGTAGGATATGGATTCAATCCAAGCGATAATGTCAAGAATAATGTCACCACAGCGAGCGGAGGAAATTATCCAACGGGCGAGAAAGTCTTCTAAAGAACTCACTCCGAGAGAAAGAGCCGAACAAGAAGCAAAAGTGTTTAACTCAACACCCGGTAAGCTCATTGGCTATGAGTGCGAGAAATGTATGAACCGAGGCTATATTTACCGTGTAAAGGCAGGCGAAACGCCTTTCGGGCAGGTTACATATGATGTGGTTGCTTGCAAATGTGATTGTATGAAAATTCGAGATGAACTTCACAGAATGCAGAACAGCGGTCTTCAAAAACTTCTTAAACGATATACTTTTGAAAGTTACAAGACAACCTCAGATTGGCAGAAATATGTGAAAGATAAAGCATATGAGTACATTGACAAATGCTCTGATTGGTTCTTCTTCGGCGGTCAGCCCGGTTGTGGAAAGACACATATATGTACGGCTATTGTCGGAGCATTACTCAAAAAAGGCAAAGCACCTAAATATATGCTTTGGCAGGATGATATTACCAAAATCAAGCAGGCATCGAGTAATTTAGAGGTGTATGAAGCTCTCATAAATTCATATAAGCAAGCGGAAATTCTTTACATTGATGATTTCTTTAAAACTCGCAGGGGCGATTTTGTCTCAACAGCTGATGTCAATGCTACATTTAAGATTATCAATTACAGATACAATGAAGGATTGCCGACTGTCATAACATCTGAATTATCACTTGAACAGATTTCGCAGATTGATGAGGCTTTAGGCAGTAGAATTTCAGAAATGGCTAATCCGAAAATTTTTATTAAAGCCGATAAAAATAAGAATTACCGTTTTACGAGAGGAAATGAAAATGATGTCTGAAGCACAGGAGCAATGTAAACTCATTAAATGGGCGGATAAATGTGTGCAAATGAAAATACATCCTGAACTTTCAATGCTGTACGCTGTTCCAAATGGTGGCAGAAGAGATAAAGCCGAAGCCGCACATCTTAAAAGGCAAGGAGTTAGGGCAGGTGTTCCGGATTTATGCCTTGCTGTGCCAAAAGGTAAATATCACGGCTTATATATTGAGCTTAAAGTCGGCAACAATAAGACTTCTGAACATCAGGATAAATGGTTGCAGAATCTTTCACGGTGCGGATACGCCGTAAAGGTATGTTATGGCAGTACATCAGCAAAGCAGACAATTGAAAAATATCTGCAATTGGGTGATTGATTATGAAATTGCAGGTTTGTCGAAAGTGTAAACACGAATATCATCCATGTAGCATACGGAAATGTCCATATTCAAAAAAAGGCTTATACATATGTGTCTATTGTTGTAAAAAGTGTCCGTATGTTAGGCAGGTTCCTTTGGGGTGGATATGTTTGTATGATAAACAAAAAGAAATATAAATAGGAGTTGTGATAAATGAAAAGCAACTGGAAATTAAGAAGTAAACAGCACGAAGATCGTATTCGTGGTGAAATGTTTGATACCGGTATCGGTTACGGGCTGAAACTTGCTTCCATAATATTGAGTCGCCATTTCGGATTCGGAGCAAAGCGACTTTATAAATTAAATCTTGAAGCCCTGAGATATATTGCAAATGTTAAAGATGGGGCAGAAGAATTTACCGAGGAATACAAAAACAATGTTGAGTATGCCTCAATAAAAATGCACAAAGAGTTTGACAAGGTTATGGCTTTGAAAAACAACGGCATTGATTACGGGCAGAAATTAAGAGATGAAATTGACAGCGGTAGTTATCTGAACGCAGAAATCGAGGTGAATTAAATGAGTAAAGAGAAAAAACCAATTTTAAACTTACAGAAGGGTTGTCCGTTTTGTGGTGGCACGGACTTATGTTATGGGTATGATCCCGTTTTGAGCAGAATTGACATTGTGTGTAAAGCTTGTAATTTCACTTTCTCATATAAAAATGAAAAATCTACAAACGCACTTCTGCTTGCTGAAAGTATATGGAACTCAAGAGTCAATGAGAAAAAGCCGACAGTGAAAAGCACAGTATCAACAGCAGAGGCTATCTTATCAGAACTCAAGGATATTAAGTCATATGTAGCTGAACTGGCAGGATACAGTATCGATGAAAAAGGATTAGAAAAGGAAGTCAAAAAATGATTGATTGTTCTAAAACCGTTAATTTTTTAAAAGAAAATGACAGAATGTGTCATTCTATAATCAATGGCTCTGAATGTGGTACATCTTGCCTACTGTCTTATGAAAACAACGGTACATATTGCGGTTGCAATGAGTTTATGCTCCATTACCCTGAAAAGGCAATTGCAATCGTTCAAAAATGGAGCGATGAGAATCCGCAGAGGACTTATTTGAGTGAGTTCTTGAAGAATTATCCGAACGCAGAGCTTGATCACGGAGTACCAAAGGTTTGCCTAAAAAAATTAGGAGCTGTTTCGGGTTGTGCAAAAACAAAAAAAGGGGACTTGTATATTAGTTGTTATAGTTGTTGGAATCAGCCTGTTCCTATTGAGGAAAGTGAGGTAGAAGAATGAGAGGCATTAAAAATATTACCGTTAATTACGATAACGGCGAAATAGAAACCTTAAATAAAGGTGTAGTTGTTGGTTTTGATGAAATCGACAACGAAGAAGAAACTATCAAAGTCAGATATCGTATGTGCGATATTAAAGGCAAGGATTTGCATTTGATTGTAACCGCTGTTGTTGCGTTGGCGCAGGAACTTGGTATGCTTGACGAGGAGGAGCGTGATACGGATTGACAGCAAGAGAGATTAAGGACATCAACCGAGAGATTTCACGGCTCAGGGCGAAAATGGCACGGATTCAGGCTGAGGCGGACAACACGGCGGTGACGCTGGGTGAACGAATTGTTCCGTCAGGTCAGACATCCGACAGAGTGGGCAATGCGGTGGTGCAGATTGCCGATATTCAGCGTGATATTCAGAACCTTGAAATCCGCAGGAACTCGGCTCTGAACAGCCTCTCACGGGATGATTTTGTGGAAAACTGCCTGTTTATGCACCTCGGCTTAAAATACAGCTGGGCGAAGATTGCAGTCGATACAGGCGGAATCAATACTCCCGACAACATAAGAATTATGTGCAACCGCCACCATTGGTAAAAGTTGTTCGGTTTTTCGGTTTCAGGGTGATATAATGTAAACTGAAGAAAGCAACAAAACGACATAGGCATTTGTTGTGTCCTCCTAAAATAAATCGCACAGACCGCTCTCGTTTGAGGGCGGTTTTGTGTTGTGAGGTGAAATTGATGTATAAAGACAAATGCGGTACAAGTTACGAAAACAGTATAAGGACGATTTTTGAAGGTGCAGGAGAATATGACATCCCGATTATCAAGCCTACAAAAATTACTGAAAACAACTTTATCGGATTTAATGAAGTTTTGAGCAGTAAGCAGAACAACTGCGGTGTGCATTTCTTTTTGGACGATTACCAGTTCCAAAGATTATGGAATACACCCGACAGGTACATTGAAAAGCTACAAAATTTTAATTGTGTGTTGTCGCCTGATTTCAGTCTTTACACTGATTATCCGACAGCGTTACAGATTTATAACCACTATCGCAAGCATTGGATAGGTGCATATTTGCAACTCTACGGTATTGAGGTGATACCTACAATTTGTTGGAGCGACGAAAAAAGTTTTGAATGGTGTTTTGACGGCGAGCCTTTGGGTGGTACGGTTGCCGTATCAAGTGTTGGAACGCAGAACCGTACGGAATCAAAAGAACTGTTTTTGAAAGGTTACAAAGAAATGATTGAACGCTTACAGCCTGAAACAATTATCTTCTACGGCAGAGTCCCCGAAGAATGTATGGGAAACATCATCAACATCAAATCGTTTCAGGAAAAATTCAGGAGGTCAAAATAATGGGCGGAAGAGGCGGAAGTTTTAGAGTAATCCCAAAGATCAAAAACCCAGTCGGTATTCCTTCAAATGCTATTACCGAGGATGAATTCCTTAAATTAAAAGGAGTTGGGGATATTTCAAGTGGTTATACGGTTGATAAGCTTAGAGGAAACAGAGCTTTGAAAACACAGCGCGGACAGGAAAAGTTTGAGAAAGAAGTCTTGAAAGCTAATGCGGATTATTCAAGTAAGCGTGCGAGTGCAAGAAAGGAATACAAATCTTTGGTAAGTAAGGGTGTGATTAGAGATAAGACACCTACAGAAAGAAGATTAACAACTGCTCACGGGCACCCTGATAATCAATCGACACAAGCCGCAAGACGATTACTGGCAAAACAAGGAATTGACTGGAAAACAGGCAAGAAAGTTAAATCATAATAAATTCAAAAGGGTGTTATAATGGGCGGAAGAGGCTCTTCAAGCGGTATAAGTGATAAGGGAAAGAAGTACGGTACAGAATATCACACAGTTGCTCAATTTGGTGAAATAAAAGTAATTCGTATGAATGGTAATACTTCGATAAAAGCTCCTATGGAAACTATGACAAAAAATAGAGTGTATGCTACTCTTGACAAACAGAGCAACATCAAAAGTGTTACTTTTTATGACAACTACGGCGAAAGAATAAAACAAATTGACGTTAAAGGTAGACCTCATAATGGAATGATGCCACATACCCATTTGGGTTATGAACATAATGAAATTGGAGATCGTCAATTGACTGATAAAGAACAGAAATATGTAAGTGTATTATTGAATAAATGGGAAAGAAAACACTTGAATATTTAGAAATTTATTGATATAATATTATAAACGCAGGGGATAGTTTAAATAGGAAAACAGTTTTTACAGATTCCGGTGCAACTCCGGAAACCTGTGTTTAAAGACAGTACAGAAATGTGCTGTCTTTTCTTTTGCTTATTTTTAGAAAGGGCGGTGATACCGTGAAAGACAAATTAAATGCAAGGCAGAGGAAGTTTGCGGAATATTATGCGCAGAGCGGTAACACCGTTCAGAGTGCGATACAGGCAGGATATTCAGAAAATTACGCAAACGCAAGAGCGTATGAATTGTTGGAGAATGTTGGAGTTTCAAAATACATCAAGGAGCTTTCCGATAAGCTCAAGGACGAGCGCATTATGAGTGCAAAGGACAGACAGGTTGCTTTGTCCGATATTGCCCGAAGTGCTGAGCAGGACACCTCCGACAGAATCAGGGCGATTGACACGCTCAACAAGATGACGGGCGAATACACCGTTAAGGTTGACGCAAAGGTTGAGCAGTCCGAAAAGTTATCCGATGTGTTCAGACAGTTGGGCGGTGAGGGACTGAGTGAGTAACAAATTTCCGCTGTCACAAAAGTATATCGACTTTATCAACACAACAAATGTGTCGGCTGAATTTCTTGAAGGAACTACAGCGTCCGGCAAAACTACCGTCGGAGCAGGCGTTAAGTTTATGCGAATGGTGTCGCAGTCGCCGAAGAAGCTTCACGCAATTGCCGCCAAAACTACGGGCAAGGCTGAGGAAACTATAATTCAGCAGGACAACGGTATTCTCGACTTGCACCGCAACGCTGTCTATTGTGGTAACGGCGACAAGGATTACAAGCTGCCGCATATCAAGTTTGAGGACAAAATTATCTATATTCTCGGTTACAGCAGTCGGGATAAGTGGGAAATGGTTCTCGGTGCGCAGTTTGGGTGCGTTTATATTGACGAAATCAACACCGCCGATATCGAGTTCATCCGAGAGATGTCAACCCGTAATGACTATATGCTTGCAACGCTGAATCCCGATGATCCGAGCCTGCCTGTGTATAAGGAGTTTGTCAACCGCTCCCGTCCTTTTAAAAAATATGAAAACGATGTTCCTCCCGAGATTACGGCGGAGCTTACCGAAGAACCTGTACCGAATTGGCGGTATTGGTTCTTTTCTTTTGCCGATAATTTAAGTCTTACACCCGAACAGATTGAGAAGAAAAAGAACTCTGCACCGAAAGGTACAAAGCTCTATAAAAATAAAATCTTAGGTTTGCGAGGCAGAGCAACAGGTCTTGTGTTCCCGAATTTTGAGAGGGCAAGACATATCAAATCAAAAGAGTGGGCAGGAAAGTTTTTGAACTGTAACCGCAAGTCGGAACACTTTGTTCAGTTCACCGCAGGTCTTGATACCGCCTATTCGCAGAAGTCGCCTGACACTATCGCAATGACATTTTACGGCATTACCAATCACGGCAAGTGTGTTCAGCTTGATGAAAGAGTTTATAACAACGCTGAAATGCAAACACCTATTGCCCCGAGTGACACGGTGAAGAATTTTATTGATTTTCTTGACCGCAACCGTGTTGAATGGGGCTTTGCACGCACGGCTTTTATTGACAGCGCCGACCAAGCGACTATTACCGAATTTCAAAAGTATAAGCGACAGCACGGCTGTGTCTATGACTTTGCAAATGCATGGAAGAAAACGAAGATTATTGACCGAATCAATCTTGTACTCGGCTGGCTTGCCACCGACTGTTATTTTGTGCTTGAACATTGTAAAAACACGATTGCCGAGTTTGAAATTTACAGCTGGCGAGAGGATAAAGACAACACACCCGAGGACGGTCACGACCATTGCATTAACAGCGGTCAATATGCGTGGCTGCCGTTTAAAAATATTATTGGAAGTGAAATAAATGGGGCTGATTAACAGAATGGCTGAATCTATCAGATCGGGAATTAAAAACTTTTTGCAGATTACTCCTGCAAGCGACAAAACAATTACCGTCACCGAAACAAGCAATCATCTGACCGAGTGCTTTATCAATCGCATTTGGTATTGGGGCAACAGCAGACAGCTTGCGGAGCTGTACAGGCAGATTGATACAAACAAAACTATGTTTTGGGCGGCAAAAAGCACAAAGGGGCTTGAAATCCGTAAAATACACACGGGCTTGCCGGCACTCATCTGCGAAACGCTTGTGAATATCGTAATTGCCGACTACAACGGCACAGATGTTACAAGCAAAAATTCAACCGCTTATGCAGAGCGTTGGGAAGATATTGAAAAGCAGAACAAGCTATCCGACACGGTTAAGCAAATGCTCCGTGACCTATGTGTTGTCGGTGACGGTGCTTTTAAGATCAGCTTTGACACGGCTGTATCAGATGTTCCGATTGTTGAATGGTATCCTGCCGAAAACATCGACTTTACATATGTGCGCAGCAGAATCCGAGAGGTTAAGTTTTACACCGATTACACGCAAAAACACCGCCGTTACCGTTTTGAAGAAACATACGGTTACGGCTATATTCACTATGCTTTGTATGATGACAACGGCAAAGAGATTGACCTGCACACGGTTGACGCTCTTTCGTGGATTGATTCAAAGGGCGTTACATTTGACGAATCATATATGTGGGCTGTACCTGTCCTTTACGGCAAATCGTGCCACAAGGGCAGAGGTGCAGGCATTATTGGCATAAAAACAGACGCTTTCGACAGCCTTGATGAAGTGTGGTCACAGTGGATGGACGCACTCAGAGCCTGCCGAACAAAGCAGTATGTGCCTGATTGCCTTGTTCCGAGAAATCCCGAAACCTGTCAGCCGATATCGCCAAATCCGTTTGACAACCGATTTATCACCGTGGGCAACGATATGTCTGAAAACGGCAACGGCAACAGAATTTACACCGAAAGTCCGCAGATTCAGCACGAAAGCTATTTGAGTTCATACATTACTGCCCTCGACCTCTGCTTACAGGGCATTATATCGCCGTCAACTCTCGGCATTGATACGAAGAAGCTTGATAATGCAGACGCTCAGCGTGAAAAGGAAAAGACAACCCTTTACACAAGGCAGAACCTTGTGAAAATTACGCAGAACGCACTTCAAAGCCTTGTTGCAGTTGTACTCAATGCAGACGGGGAACTTAACGGCAAGGGTATTGTTGAGGGCTTGGAAGTATCCGTAAACTTCGGCGAATATGCAAATCCGAGCTTTGAAAGTCAGGTTGAAACCGTGTCAAAAGCAAGACAGGGCGGTTTGATGTCAGTTAAAACCTCGGTTGATGAGCTTTACGGCGACAGCAAGTCGGAGGATTGGAAAGCCGAAGAGGTGCAGAGAATTAAGGAAGAACAGGGCATTGCAGGCGAAGAAGAAAAATCGGAGCTTGACGATGTGGACCTTACCGACACGGGCAATGAACCCGATAAACCCGAAGATATCGCAAATCAGGACGATGACAGCAAATGAGTAAGCAATGAGTGATTACAACATTAAAGAGGCTTTTGAGAGAATTGAAAACGAGCTTATCGACAGCATGATGAGAAATTTCAGCCGTCACAGAGCCGAAGAAACCAAAGAGGGTTACAACTGGACACAATGGCAGGCTGAACAGCTCAAAAGTCTTGAAGAGTACCGTAAGCACAACGCAAAGAAATTCGGCAAGCGTTTCAAAACCATTAACAGCAAGGTTGAAGAGATGATTCGCACCGCCAAAGCTGACGGAAATGCAAGTCAGGAGGCAGAAATTCTTGAAGCTGTCAAGGACGGTTTCAAAGCCCCGAAAAAGCCGTCAGCACACAGCACAGCCGAGTTTTTTAAGGTGAATGACCGTAAACTTGACACACTCATAAAATCGACCACAGACGATTTAAAGAGGGCAGAAACGGCAGTTTTGCGTATGAGCAACGACAAGTACCGCAAGGCGATTTTTAACGCACAGGTTGCAATGAACACGGGTGCGGTTACATACGAAAAAGCCGTTGATATGGCGTGTAAAGATATGCTCAACGCAGGTCTTAATTGTGTGGAATACAAAAATGGTGCAAGGCACACGCTCTCGGATTATGCGGATATGGCGGTTAAAACAGCCAACAAAAGAGCCTATCTGCGTGGTGAGGGCGAAAAGCGAGCCGAATGGGGAGTATCCCTCGTTGTTGTGAACTCAAGACAGGGCGGTTGCCCCGATTGTGCAAAATATATCGGCAAGGTGTTTATTGACGATGTTTATTCAAACGGCAAAAAGTCAGACGGAAACTATCCGCTTCTCTCAACCGCAATCAAGAACGGTTTGTTCCACCCACGGTGCAAGGACAGTACGAGTACATATTATCCCGAACTTGATGATTTGGACGCACCGTTGTCTGAAGATGAAATCAAAGAGCTTGACCGTCAGCGAGGAATTGAAGAAAGACAGCAGTATGCACAGCGACAGGCAGAACGCTTTGACCGCCGCGCCGAATACAGCCTTGATGGAGACAATAAACGAATAGCCCAAACCCGAGCCGATGAGTGGTACGATAAAGCAAAAAAAGCAAAGAAAAAGAGTAAAAAAATAGATACAGGCACAAATCAGAAATCAGATGTTCAGAAAAAAACTGTTGAAAAGGCAGAAAATAATGATATAATTAAAGAAACAAAACAACTGTCTTTGAGTAATGTTGAAGAATTTGAAAATTGGCAGAATGATTATTATGAACTAAATAAAGATGTATCGTTCAGTCGAGATGATAACCCTTCTATTTACCGATATACAGGTGGTGATTACGACATTATCAACGCTCTTGAAAGAGGTGGAGAGTCTCTTGAAAAGGTTAAAAAACGCTATGGTGAAAAGTATGTGAGTAGCCTTAATGGTGTTGGTGATGAGATATCAAAAGAATTATCGAAATTCAAGCTGAACGAACCTTTAAAATTAAAACGGTCCGTGGGGAATGTGGATTTTATTACGAATGCGACCTCATCGGTTGAAGATATGCGTAAAATGATTGGTAAAAAATTTACTGAGAAGGGATTTACCAGCACAACCTTGTGTTCTGATACACAGTTAGCATTTGGTGGAATTGATAAGCCAACGAGAACTACTCTGGAAATTATTGCACCAAAGGAAACTAAGGGAGCTTATCTATACAAAATTTCAGATAGTCCTGCTGAATTCGAATTTTTGATTGATAAGAATACAACATATGAAGTTGTTGACGCTGGAGAACGAGAGATAACTGTAAAAGATTATAAAGGTAATTACGAAAAAAAGACTGAACGATTTATGACATTAAAGGTGGTTGAACAATGATAGATAATCCCGTTGATTGGTTTTATCATAGTGCAAAATACGCTATTGATAATACAGGTACTATTCAATACGGATGTGCATTTTTGATAAACGATAATGCACCAAAATCAGTAGTTGTTGAATATAAAAAATACCTTAATCTTATTAAGAAACCTTTTTTCTCTTCTGGAATTGGAATTTTTGAACCGTATGTAGTTAATGGACAACATAGGTACAAATTAATAGGTTTTTCTGAAAACCTGACTGCTTTTGAAAAAGAACAAGCTCATATATTTAAAAGCTTAATAGAAGACGGCTATATTAGCAATGACCCATTTATCTAACCGCTCCGTAAAAAGGTCGGTTTTGTTATTTTAACTTGCCCGTAAAGGCTTGCAATTCGTAAAAACGGCTTGTTCACGGCATTGCTTAACTTGCCTGCAACTTGCCGTAACAGAACTAAATACATCAAATCAGCACTTTGAGAAATCAGAGTGCTTTTTTATTATTAATCAAAGAAAGGTTTGATACTATGAGAAAAAGAATTTTAGCAATTGTACTTATGGTAGTTATGATTGCAACAACCGTACTGGTTACTGTGGGCTGTACCGAGGCAACGCAGGTATCGTACAATGTTTCGCAGGAAGCAGACAATTTCAATGTGATACGCAGGCTTACGGTTATTAACACAAGAACCGATAAGCCGTCATTTGAACTTGTTGCCGCTTTTTCATTACAGGTCGATAATGACGATAACCAAATTGAGGTTGTCTGCGAAACGGGCAAGGGTGAATACAAAAAGCATATCATAGGTCTTAATGATGAAACTATGTATGTTGTAGAGGACATAAGCGGTGCAGAAGTGGACAAATACCGTTATGAAATTAACTTCCTGCCTAAACAGATTTTGCCGATTACATTTAAGAGTAAAGATTAACAGTTAAACCCGTCGATTTCGACCGGTTTAGAAAGGTGGTGACAGAATGAAAATCAGAGTAACAACAGCATTTAATGACAGGCAGAACGGCTATGTAACCCGACCTGTGAATGAAGTTTTTGAATGTTCAGAGCAGAGAGCAAAGGAACTCATTGACGGCGGTTTTGCAGAAGAGGTCAAGCCTGACGCTCCCAAAAAGCCGAGAACCAAAGCAGTTAAAACAGAAAAAGCAGAAAAAGCGGATTAAGCACTTTACGAATATGTAAGGTGCTTTTTTATTGTCCGAAGACATTAAACTACGGGAGACACCGTGCAAAACTGAAACAGAGAGACACTCTATAAACTGATTACGGGAGACACCCGAAAAACTGAAAGGATATGAAAAAAATGGCAGAACCAAATCCAACACCAACCCCCAACGAACCGACACCTGCACCGCAGGGAACTCCACAGGGAAACGCTCCTGCCTTTGATTATGACAAGCTCGCAAGCCTTATTACAGGCAAACAGAGCGTGACAGAGGACACCGTTTTGAAGTCATATTTTAAGGAACAGGGATTGTCAGCCGATGAGATGAAAGAGGCTATCGGTGCTTTTAAAAAGCAGAAAGCCGAGAACACTCCCGACTTTGCAAAAATGCAGTCGGAAGTTGAATCTGCAAACAACGCAAAGCTCACGGCAGAAGTCAACCAATCGGCAACCCTCGAAGCCGTAAAACAGGGCGTTGACATTGCAACCGTTCCGTATGTGCTTAAAATTGCAGACTTTTCAAAGGCTGTGACAGACGGCAAGGTCAATGCGGAAAAGCTGACAGAGGCTGTTAAAAAGGTGCTTGACGATATCCCCGCACTCAAGGGCAAACCTGCCGAGAACGGCACAGAAGTTAAGAAAATCGGCGGTGACGGCAACGGTACATCGGACGGTACAAAACCAAAGGCAAATGTTCCTACCAAAAAATGGAACAGATTTAATATTTAACCAAAGAAAGGATTGAAAAAATCATGGCAAACACAAATAACTATGCCGAGCAGTTCAGCCCTGATCTGCTCGAAATTCTTGTTCAGGGCACACTTACATCACCGTTCATCACTTCAAATGTAAAGTGGGTTGGTGCAAGAACATTCCACTTCACACAGATGAGTACATCAGGCTTTAAGAACCACAATCGCAACGGCGGTTGGAACAAGGGCAAGTATGTTCAGACCGATGTTCCGTTCACCTGCGAACACGACCGTGATATTGAGTTCCTCGTTGACAAGGCAGATGTTGATGAAACAAATTCGACTGCAAGCGTTGAGAACATTTCAAAGACATTTGAACAGACACAGGTTGCTCCCGAAACAGACGCACTTTTCTTTTCAAAGGTTGCGACAAAGGCTCAGGCAACAGACGGATATCATTCTTCAACAAAGACATCGGAGTGGACTAAGGAGAACGCTTATTCAAAGCTCAAAACAATTCTTTCTGCCGGCAAGCTCCGCAGATACAAGGCAAGAGGCACACTTGTTGCCTATGTGACATCTCACATTATGGACTGCCTTGAACAGTCAACAGAGTTCACTCGTAAGATTGAGCTTACACAGATTGCAGAGGGCGGTATCGGCATTGAAACAAGAGTGACCGAGATTGACGGTTGCCCTATCATCGAGGTTATTGACGATGAGCGTTTCTACGATAACTTCAACTTTAACCCCGATGACGGCGGTTTTGAGCCTGCAACAGGCGCTCACAAAATCAATGTTCTTGTTGCTTGCGGTGAAACCTGCAAGACTGTTCCGAAGATTTCAAGCATTTACTTCTTTGCTCCCGGCTCACACACAGAGGGTGACGGCTGGCTCTATCAGAACCGTTCGCTTTCCGACACATTCGTATTCCCGAACGGCAAGGACGGCAAAATTGACAGCATTTATGCCGATGTTGACACAACGGCGGTTGCGTAATGTATGCCGATTACATTGAACATCAGGGTGGAGATGAAAACAGCGTTATCTCTGCCGAACACATTGATGTTCTGACTTTTAACCGCATTGATTTTGAAAAACTTTCGAAAATGCAGAAGAGAATCATCGGCAGAGTGCATAGCAGACTTACTGCTTTTGAAAAAGAAAATGCCGATATGATTTCTTCCTATCTGAAAAGCTATTCAATCAACGGCACATCAATGGAATTTGGCGCAAGCTGGAATTTAATGTGCATCAGTGGAGTGGCAATTCCTGCCGACCTCTATGCGTTGCTAAAATCAACAGGACTTTGTTATCCTGCAATCTGAAAGGTGCGTGAAAACCGTGAAATTTCCGTCACTTGTAAAAAAGCAGTTCTGCAAAACTCCTGTCGAGGTCACAATCTACGGTGAGGGAATAACCGAGGACGGCTCTCCTGTTATCGCATTTGAGTGCAAAAACCTGTATCCCTCCGAAAATCTTTATCCGTCAAATATATTATGCGGAGGCAACGCTGTGTGCAATGTGCAGTCAAAGGCAAAGACGGTCTATACCAAAGAGCAGAAAATTGTTCAGGTGTCGGCTGTCTTGCTTTTTGACGGCGACATTGCCCCCGACAGCCCAAATTTAAGCGGTGGCTTTGCAGTCCTTGACGGCGTAAAACGAAACATCGTACAGGGTACAAAACACCGCAACCCCGACGGCAAAGTTAATTTTACGGAATTGGATGTGATTTAATGGGATTTTCGGTATCATCAAAAATCAAACTCAATATGCCTGTTGTAAAACAGCTTGATAGGGCAAAGCAACAGGCTCTTGAACAGACAGGTGACGCACTTCTTACACGGGTGAAAAACAAGCAGGTAATGCCGTTTGATACAAGCATACTTCAAGACGATAGTACCGCTGTTGATTATTCACAAAGTGCAAAGGGGATAGTTAAAATTGTGTCAGATACTCCGTATGCAAGACGGTTGTATTTTCATCCCGAGTATAATTTCAGCCGTAAGGAAAACATTGCCGCCGGCGGTAAATGGTTCTCACCGTGGCTTGAGGGCGGTACACGGCAGAATTTTTGCAGTCAAACATTCACTAAAATATATAGGAGAAATACAGGACTTTGATTTACTTATCGGACATCAGAGATTGGCTCAAAAGCGTTACCTCAGCCGAGCATTACTACATCGGCAAGCTCGACAACAAGCAGGATAAGTCAATAGGTGTGTATTCATTAAAGCAGTCGGGAACACCCACAAGGGCAATCGGCGGTGAAAGTACCTACGATACAATAAGCGTGTCTTTGCTTATCCATTACACCGACAACGCAAGAGAAACCGAGGAGTTTGCACGCAGACTTTACGAAACGCTTTACGGCATTAAAAATGTTGAAATTAAGGAACACAAAATCTATATAATCGAACTGCTCACGGAAGAACCCATTGATGTGGGAACAGATGACAAGGGTGTGTATGAGCAGGTCATTGAAGTTAAATTTTATTACGAAAGGAAGTAATTTTATGGCAAAGGTTGAATCGGGAGTATTCCCGTGCTATGAAAATCAGTTTGCGGTTGGCAAGACAGGAACAGAATCCGCCACGACAAATATTGCTAACTGCGAAGAATTTTCCGTTGCATTTGACAACGGTGTCGAGGAATGGACAGCCTTTGAAAACGAGGGCTGGAAGTCAAGGCTTATGACTGCTAAGTCAATCACAATTTCGGTAAAGGGTAAGCGTACAATCGGTGACGCAGGTAACGACCAGATTGCCGCATTGTCATTTGAAAACGGCAGAAAGGTAGAAGTTCCGTTTATGTGGACTTTCCCCGACGGCTCAACCGTCCTCTTTAAAAATGCAGTTGTATCCGTTACATCAAACGGTGCAGGCGCAAGCACGGGTGTTGCTCCGCTTGAATTTGAAGTTATGTCAAACGGCAAGCCCGTATATACAGCAGCCACTTAAAAAACGAAAGGAATGAACGATTATGTCAAAGTTAATTGATATTACAGACAAGCTTAATTTTGAGGAAAAGCCGAGCGTCAGAGTTAAAAATGTTGACCTTGCAATCAACAATGACGCAGTTTCAATGCTCAAAGTTGCGGCACTTTTTGAGGACGGCAACGGTAAAAGCAAAGATGTTATCGAAATGTATCATCTTCTTTTTGATGAATCCGAGAGAGAAAAGATTGAAAAGTTAAAGCTGAATATGCACGATTTCAACGCCCTTATCAGCGAATCCGCCAAAATTGCAACAGGCGATTTGACTGACGAGGGGGAAGCTCAGACCCCGGCTACGACCTGATTGATGACTTTGATTTAATCGTGTCGAGCTTTCGCTCGGAGTACGGGGTCAGTATTTATTCAAAGGATTTTGCAAAAATGAGTTGGAATGAGTTCTGCTCACTTCTGCAAGGCTTAGGGCCCGAAACACCGCTTGCAAGAACGGTTCAAATTCGCCTTGAAACCGACAAAGAGGTCTTGAAAAACTTTACTTCGTCACAGCACAAAATCCGTAACAAGTGGCGGTCAAGGAATGCAAAGCACTATTCAGACGAAGATATGAACACCGTTCTTGCAGAATTTCAAAACTTCTTCGCCAATCTGTAAATTTGTACATAATTTTCGCTGTATCTACAAAATTCTTGACAATGTTAATACATAGTGATAAAATGTAACATACACTAACAAATTTATTAAGGAGAGTGTATGTTTATGAAATGTCCACATTGCGGAAACGAATTAAAGGACGATGCAAAATTTTGCGACAAGTGCGGTGCAGGCTTTGGCGGAAACGATTCAACCTCGGCAACCGTAAATCCTGCAAATGCGAAGAAGAAAATTTACAAGCGTTGGTATTTTTGGGTTATTATCGTTGTTGCTATTATGATTGTTGGCGGTGTAAACGGTGCAATTAACGGTAACAGCGGTTCAAACAAATCAAAGCAGGAAACTACTGTTGCAAATCAGAGTTCAGAAAAAGCAACTGAAAAAGCAACAGAAGCACCGACCACAAAAGAAGTTGCAACAGAAAAGCCTACTAAAGACCCGAAGAAGGTTGAAAAAGAATTTAAAGACGGTTGCAAAACAATCGACTTTAAAACTCTTTCAAGAAACCCTGACAAGTACAAAGGTAATGACTACAAGTTTGAAGGTCAGATTATTCAGGTTCAGGAAGGCTGGGGCGATTCGGTTGACCTGAGAATCAATATAACCAAAGAAGAAAATGAGTATCTTGATGAACCATTGTGGACTGATACAATCTACGCAACAGTAGAAATTCCTGACGGCGCGGACAAACTCCTTGAAGATGATGTAATCACATTCTGGGGAACTTGTGACGGCGACTATACATATGAAACCGTAATGGGCAACAATGTGTCACTTCCGAAAATCGACATCAAATACTACGAACTCAACAAATAAAACAAAAAGCCACTCCAAATGGGGTGGCTGTTCTTTTGCAAATATTTTATTAGCGTACATCATAACGGTGTGCGCTGTTTTTATGCCTGTTTTTAAAAAATCTAAAATGAAAGGAAGTGGTGAATATGGCGACAAAGGCGGGTGAAATTGAGCTTGATGTCAGGCTTACGGGTGATGATATTTCCAAAACATTGCATAAGATTTCCGATTCAATTACAAAAAAGTTTGATTCGGCATTTTCAAGTCTTTCAAAAGATTTTGAAAATGTAAGCACGGATATGAAACAGTCCTTTTCAAAGGTTGCGGAGGGCGTTTCTCAGAAAACCGAGAAAGAGTTTTCAAACATCAAAGGCAGCGGTGAGCAGTTAAGCAATTCGGTTTCATCCTCGTTTAAGAAAATCGGTACAGTTGTGGTTGCCGCCCTTTCCGTTGCCAAAATCAAGGAGTTCGGTCAGCAGTGCATTGAATCGGCTGCGGAAGTCAATGCGGCAAATTCACAGTTTGAGCAGACTTTCGGCACAATGCAGTCGCAGGCAGAATCAGCCATTCAGAGCGTTGCCGATCAAAGCGGTATTCTTGAAACCCGATTACAAGGTGTCGGCACAAGCATTTATGCCTTTGCAAAAACTACGGGTATGGACAGTTCAAGTGCTTTGGGTATGATGCAGGAGGCTTTACAGGTAACAGCCGACAGTGCCGCATATTACGACCGTTCGCTTGAAGACACCGCAGAAAGCCTGAAATCGTTTCTTAAAGGCAACTTTGAAAATGATGCCGCACTCGGTTTGTCCTGTACTGAAACCACACGAAATGCGGCGGCTAATAAGCTGTATGGCAAGTCATTTACGGATTTGTCGGAATCGCAGAAACAGCTCACGCTTTTGCAAATGGTCAAGGACGCTAATCAGCTTTCGGGTGCTATGGGACAGGCAAGCCGTGAAGCAGACGGTTGGGAGAATGTAACGGGCAACCTCAGAGAAAGCTGGAAACAGCTCCTTGCCGTAGTCGGTCAGCCTATTCTTCAGGTGGCAACTCAGGTTGTAAAGCGGTTGAGTTCCGCACTTGCGACTTTAACGGAATATGCCAAAGGTGCGGTTGAATCGCTTTCAAAGGTCTTCGGCTGGGATACAGGCAATAACACCGCAAGCAATATCAAATCTGCGTCCGATTCTGCCAAAAGCCTTACGGATACGGCAGATGACAGTTCAAAGTCACTTGATAATGTTCAGAAAAGTTCCGAAAAAGCAAAGAGAAGTGTTGCGGGCTTTGATAAGCTGAATGTGCTTTCAAGCTCTGACAGCTCATCTTCAAAGTCAGACACCTCCTCATCAAAAAGCTCTTCAGGCGGTTCATCGGGCGGAGCTGTTGCAAAGAATGTTGTCAAGGACACAAGCAAAAATCTTTCGGGTGCATTCAAAAATCTATACGAAAAAAGCGGGTTTAAAGGTTTTGTCGATAATGTACAGAAAGGTATTAACAAGGTTGATTGGTTAGCTATAGGCAAGAACTGCAAGACCGTTTTTGATAATGCTGTTCCCATAGTTCAAAAGGCATTCGGCACAATGCAAAAGGTCGGTTCTGCAAAACTCGGGGCAATCGGCTCTGCATTCGGAGCGGTTGCGACAATCGGCGGAAAGTCGTTTCAGACCATTTCAGGCGGTGTTGCTAAGTGGATTTCAAAAGACAGGGAAAAGATTATCGGCTTTATCGACACCATAGGTAACAATCTTACAAACGGCTATAACAACCTTTCAACCTTTTTTGATAATTTCGGAACACTTGCAGGCAATGCAATTGACAATGTTCGCCCTCAAATGGAAGAATCAATTTCCAATCTTTTAAGCGGTCTTACAACCTTTGCTGGCTCAGTCGGCGAAGTTGTTTCGGGTGCGTTTTCAACTGCAACCGAAAGCCTTGTTGAATGGACTGAAAATGACGGTGCAACAATCACTGAATTTCTCGAAAATTTACAATTGCAGTTTGCAGATGTGTTTAACTTTATCGGTCAGATTTTCGGAGATATCGGAACAATTATCAGTAATTGGTGGAACGGCAACGGACAGCAGATTTTTCAGAATATCTGCAATATGTTTACCAACATCGGCACAACCCTGATGAATGTTTACAATCAATGGATTAAGCCTGCGTGGGATTTTATCGTAGCAATCGTAAAATCAGCTTGGGAAAACTGGCTGAAGCCTGTTTTTGAGGGCGCAATAAACTTCTTCGGTAAGGTTGCAGACTGTGTTTCAACCGTGTGGAATAACTTTCTGTCGCCGTTTGTAAACTGGCTTGTCAGTTTTTGGGGACCTATATTTCAGAATGTTTTCAATGCCGTAAAAAGAGTATTTGATAATGTGTTTACATTTATCGGTGAATTGGTTACTTCCATTCAAAAAACATTCGGCGGTCTTATTGACTTCATTACAGGTGTTTTCTCAGGCGATTGGAAAAAAGCATGGCAGGGTATCTACGACTTCTTCAAAGGTATTTGGGACGGCATTTGTGCCGTGTTTAAGTTTATTATAAACGCTATCATTGACGGCATAAATGCGTTGTGGACAGGTATTTATAATTTCGTTTCGGGTGTTGTTAATTCAATCGGCGGAATAGCCGGTATTATCGGAGCGGCTTTTGGACAGGATTGGAGTTTTTCAATGCCTGAAAATCCGCCTCTCATTCCGAGATTTGAAGAACCCACGGAATCACCGGCACGAAAATTTGCAAAAGGCGGTATTGTTAAAGCTCCGACACTTGCGGTTGTCGGCGATAACGCAGGTGCTAACAGCGGTAACCCTGAGGTTATTTCTCCTCTTAACAAGTTACAGGGTATGCTCGACAATTCGGGCGGTCAGGATACAGTGATTCTCACACAAATTCTTGACCTGCTTAAACGCATTTATGAAATGTTCATTATCTTTCGCAATAACGGTGGCAACACTTATTCGTTTACTGCCGAGCTTGAGGGTTCAACGCTTTTTGAAGAAATGATAAGACAGGATGAGCTTTACAGACGCAGACACAACGGTAAATCCGCATTTGCATAAAGGGGGGGGATGATATGTCAAATTATAACGGCTATTTGCTTAAATTCGGCAACAACATAATGCCGAATAAGTACATTACCGCATTTTCATCAACTCCGAATCAGCGACTTGAAACTTCTGCGGAACGAGATCAGAACGGTACGCTTCAAAGGGCAACGCTGCCAAATTACAAAACAAAAATTTCGTTTTCAACTCACATTCTTCATCTTGACGAAAAGATTGATTTTCAGTCGATTATCAACCGCTCAATGGCGAATAAGTTACAGAGGAAGTGCAGGGTAACTTATTGGAACGATGAAACGAACAGCTATTACACCTCTTATTTTTATATTCCCGATATTGAATATACCGTAATGGATGCCGAAAAGAATGATATAACCTATCAGCCGATTACTGTTGAGCTGATTGAGTATTAAGGGGTGATTCTTAAAAATGCTTGTATCTAAAGAAATTGCTGATAAGCTGAAAACAAACACACTTTACAACACCGTTGCCCTGCATTCCCCCGACGGCAGTTTTGAGGATATAACAGGTGAAAGTATCGTGCTTGACAGTTTTTCGCTTGAAAATGAAATCGTTGAAAAAGAATTGAAATTCGGCGGTTGCATAGCCTCTGAAATGAGCGTGAAACTCATTGATTATGATTGCTCGGCTTTGATAGGAAAGACGGTACAGGTCATCATAACGGCAACATATCTTGAATCGGAGCTGTATCCGTCAGATGATTTGTACCCGTCAAATACTCTTATTTGTCCTGCCGAAACAGGAACGGTTGAATGTCCTGTTTTCTACGGTAAAATTCAGTCGGCTCAAAGAGATAAAAAACAGCGTAACATCGTCAAAATCACAGCCTATGACGCTTTTTATGATATGTCAAAGGTGGATGTGTCTTTGTGGTTTGCAGGCAAAGAGAACGAGGACGGCAGTTTTGCTTATGGTTATGCGCACTATCAAAAAGACGATAATTTTAAGAGCTTTTATTCAATAATCGCAGAATTTGCCAAAGATTATGCAATTACAGGGGTTTCACCGCCGAGCTTATCTATCTTTAGTGTACCACTGAAATTTGATGATACCTGCGTGGAAAAGGTTATAAAGGACATTACCTTGTCAGATTTAATCCAAGCTTATGCAGAATTAACTTTGAGCTTTGCCGTTATAGATGCCGACGGAAAAATGCGTTTTAAAAGGCTGTATTCTCAATCTTCCGTTGAAACAATCGATTCGTACAAAGATTTATCCTTTGAAGATTACGAACTTGAGCCTATCCGTATGTACAGTGCTAAGTTTGCTGATAAAAAAGCGTTTTTGTATGGTAACAGTAACGATTTTTCGTGGTATGTTTCCGATAACATTTTGATGAGGTGCAGAACAACAGCAAGTGATATCGGCACAAAATATAATTCTGTTAATTTTTTTGGTGATGTATATAAATACCGCCCGACAAAAATTAAGCTGTTTTCGTATTGGTGGCTTGAGGCAGGCGATAAGTACACAATTAAAACTCCGTTTGAAGATTTGCCGACAATCGAAACATTTGTGTTCAATAAGAAAATGGACGGATTTATAACTGCCCTCACGTCAAAGGGCGAAAAACGATTAGGAAAGGAAGTAAAAGAAAATGAACAAATACAATAAAATTGTCTTTGTGAACGGCTCTGCTCCGCCCCTCAATGCCGACAACCTCAACCATATGGACGAGGGGATTGAACGGGCAACGGACGGAGCAATTGCACTTGAAACCGAAATAGCCACAGCAAGAGGCGGTCAAAATTCGCTTGGAGCAAGGCTTGATAAAACAGACAAGAGTATTGCCCGAAAGCTTGATTCAATGCCGTTCGACAGCGAACCCAAAAATAACAGCCCGTGTTATCTCACAAGCGGTGCGGTTTACAGCGCTCTACTTGTTAAAGCCGATAAAACCGCCTTGGCAACTAAATACGATTCGTCAAATATTGAAAGTGGTACATCAACACTCACACCGTATTCAACCGTCACCGATAAAATCAAAAGTGCAAACTGTACATATAAGACGATTGGTGACATCGTAATCGTCAGTGCAACGGTCAAAATGAACGCAGTATCTTTTAGCGGCAATAGCATGTGTCCGCTGATTGATTTGCCGTACAAATGTATTTCCGAGGACAATGTTTTTTGTGTCGGTATTTCAAACCTTGGCAAGCTCTTTAAATTTGCCATTCCGAAAAATAACACTTGGCTACAGTTTTCGACTCAGGATAAGACGGCTTACACATTTGCAGACGGCGAGCAAATTAATGTGATTTGCTTGTACAAAATTAAATAAATAAAGGAGAATTTAAAAATGGAACTTAAAGAAAAAATTACACTTGATATGCTCACAAAGGACAGCGTGTCGGTACTCAGACAGCAGTTTTTGACCTTTAACGGTGAAGAAATGCAGGTTGGCGGAAACATCCGCAACGCATACATGAACAGCAAATCGGGCAGAGAACAGCTTAAAACGGTGCTGTCAGACGAATATTACAATGCCGTTATGGCAGTTTGGGGCGATAATCCAACCATTGACGAGCCGACAGAAAGCGAGGTGTAAACAATGAAAGAAAACATTTTACAGGCATTATTTGCCACGGTATGCGGTGCTATTGTCGCATATCTTAACATCTTGCTTGTGCCGTTTGCGGTGATGATTGCGGTAATGATTATCGACTACATCACAGGAATGGCACAGGCATACATCAGCCACACGCTGAACAGCCGTGTCGGTGTAACAGGTATTATCAAAAAGGTAGGCTATATCGTAGCCGTAGCGGTCGGTATTGTTGCCGACTATCTCATCAGCTCGGCACTTGTCAACTGCGGAATCGACCTGCGGATTAACTACTGTATCGGCATGATTGTTACGATTTGGTTTATCATCAACGAGTTGATTTCAATCTTGGAAAACCTTTCGGAAATCGGAATCCCATTGCCAAAATTTTTGGTATCAATCGTCAAGAGATTAAAGACAACAGTCGAAGTAAAAACAGATGAAAGCGAGGAATAATTAATTATGAGTACTTCAAAACTTGTAAATTACACTAAATTATCGCCAAATCACAGCGGTAAAAGAACGCACAGTATTGACCGCATTACCCCACATTGCGTAGTCGGTCAGTGCAGTGTCGAAACTCTCGGAAACATTTTTCAGAACACAGCTTGTGAGGCAAGCTGTAACTACGGAATCGGCTATGACGGCAGAGTGTTGCTCTGCGTTGATGAAGGTAATCGTTCTTGGTGTAGTTCATCAAACGCAAATGATCAGAGGGCAGTCACAATCGAATGTGCAAGCGACACGGTAGCTCCGTACACCATGAACAGTAAGGTGTATAACAAACTCGTTGCACTCTGCGTTGACATTTGCAAGCGTAACGGCAAGACTAAACTGCTTTGGTTTGGTAACGAGGACAAGACTTTAAATTATTCGCCGAAGTCGGGCGAAATGGTCTTGACTGTACATAGGTGGTTTGCAAATAAATCTTGCCCTGGTGACTGGCTCTATAACAGGCTCGGCAATCTTGCAGACGAAGTAACCGCACAACTCGGCGGTAAAACATCAAATAAGGAGAATGAGGAAATGATTAAATACGGCGCACACAATACAGCAACACTTGCGTTTAAGAAGCAGTTGATTACACTCTACAACATGAAAATTATCAAGACTAAAGTTGATAATTCGGCTGGTTTTGGCAGTGGCACGCTTAAAGCCGTCAAAGAAGCACAGAAAGCAGCTAAAATTACAGTTGACGGCATTGTCGGAGAAAAGACAATCAATGCAATTTATCATCTCATAAATGATTGCAATTGGTCTAAAGACAAAAAAATTGCAAATGCAAAGAAAGCGTTAGGTTAATCTTACATATCCATAATAACGCCCCCAAAAAAGTTATTATGGAGGTAAAAATGCGTAGCTTTATCGGCTGGATTGGTGGCAAAAGTCACCTTAAAAATCAGATTATTTCACTTATTCCCAGCGGCTGTAGCCGCTACATAGAGGTGTGTGGCGGTGCAGGCTGGGTCTTATTCGATAAGGATAAAATCAAAGGTCAAATGGAGATATTTAATGATATTGACGGCGACCTGATTAACCTTTATAAGCAGATAAAATACAATTGTTCTGCTCTACAGAAGGAGATTGATTGGTTACAATCTCGAGAGCTGTTTTCTCAGTATCGCTATGAGATTGAGAATCAGGTTGAGCTAACTGACCTGCAAAGAGCGGCAAGGTATCTTTACTTAATCAAATGCAGTTTCGGCAGTAATCGCTATTCGTTCGCAACTGCTCCTAAAACGATTGATAACATTGTTTCTGAACTCCCGAAATACAAGGAGCGATTAAAAAGTGTAATCATCGAAAACAGGGACTTTGAAGACCTCATAAAAACATATGACAGAGAATCTGCCTTGTTCTATGTAGATCCGCCATATGTAGCTTCTGAACGCTACTATAACCGCAACTATACTAAGTTCAATAAAGATGACCATATTCGTTTAAATGCCGTTTTAAAGGGGATTAAAGGGCGTTTTATCCTATCCTATAACGATTGCGATTTCATTCGTGACTTGTATAAAGGTTACAATATTAAGTGTGTGAGCAGGCAAAATCTGCTCCCTGCAACCCCCGATAATTGTGTGGAGTTCAAAGAAGTTATCATAACTAATTACTGATTTGGTAATAATATTACCAATTAAGCAAAATAATAACGCAGTAGTATATTATATTACTCGGGGCGTTATTATGATTAAAATTCATTTGTCCGATTTGCTTGGCAAATACCGCATAACGCAGGCTGAACTTGCCCGTAAAACCGGCATAAGACCTGCGACAATATGCGATATATATAATGAGATGTGTGACCGTATTAACCTTGAACATTTGGACAGGATATGCGAAGTCCTTGGTTGTGATGTTGCTGACATCCTTGAATATCAGCCAAATAAGATTAAAAAGACCGGCACAAATCTCATTTTAGAGCAAAACGGCAACCGAAAAAAGAATAATTAACACAAAAAACACCTTGCAGATGAGCAAAATCTCTGCAAGGTGTTTTTATTTTTTGGAAATATTTCTGCAACAATATGCAAAAATGATTAATTCAATTTTTTTCATTTAGTGTGAAAAGTTTTTTCGATTTGTGCGAAAAGCGACAGATGGTGCGGTATCTTTTGGTTATAGATTTGTTAGCTACTTGTTAGCTGTGTGTTAGCTACGATATGTATTTTTCCGTGTTTTAGGGTGATTTAAGTATAGCAAAACCCCAGTAAACATCGTATTTACCGGGGTAAAAAGCTATGGTGCAGGTAACAGGACTTGAACCTGCATGAAATTGCTTTCACATGGACCTGAACCATGCGCGTCTGCCAATTCCGCCATACCTGCTTATTAAATTGAAAATTGAAAATGGAAAGTTGAAAATGATTGTGTCAACTTTTGCATAATCAATTTAAATTCCCTTGATTTTTACACGGTGGGGAAACCGAGGCGGAGCTTACTTTCAGATAAATCTTACTCTTCAGCTGATTCCGCAACAGCACTCAAAATGTGCTACATTATTATAGCAGACCGACAGGTAAGTGTCAAGTCACATTTATTTTATCGGTCTGTTTTACGCTGATTATTTTTCAGAATCGGGTTTGCGGATTTTGAAACCGTCATATTTTCCGATGTCGCAGAGGGCAATTTCGTGGCAACCCATTCTTGTTGACAGCGGTGCAAGCTCCATATAGTCGCCGTAGAGGAAAGTAAGGTACTTGTCATATTCCTTTGGCACGGGGAACTTGTAACCCTCAAAGTCGGCATAAGCAACATCGTCAAGATATTCCTTTGGAAAAGCACCGTTATAAATATTTCTGCCCATTCCGTCATAGAGATATTTTGCGTTCTTTTTGTTTTTAAAGAATTTTAAAGTACGGACTTCAAGCCACATACTGAATCTGAGCGGAAATATTTTTTTGCAGAAATTTGTTACAATGCTCTGGATTCTACTGCCGTTTTCAGCCTTGCGATTGTTCCATTTATTGAACACCAGTGCTCTTGTGAACAGAGTCACAGCCATATGAATTTTTCGTCCGATTGCTGAATTGGCTGTGTTATCATGACAGAAAATATCAAACGCAATTCCGTTGTGCATTGCGTGATGGTCTTTTGCAAAGTCGGTTGCAAAGAAAGTGCCGTCAAGTCTGACCTTGGCAAATTCATAGAAACAAGCCTTGTCCGTATGGTACGATTGAAAAGTCATATTGCTCGGAAGTTCCTTTGGCGCAATCTCGCAAAAGCGGTCAAAATCTTCACGCAACATCATAATATCGGCATCATCATCCCACGGAATGAATCCTTTGTGACGGATTGCACCGAGAAGTGTTCCGCCGCCGAGAAAATATTTTATGTTGTGCTTTCGACAAATTCTGTCGGTTTCAAGCAGAAATGCAAGCTGAATTTCGTGGATTGAATCAAGTCTGCGCTCGTGTGAGTGGGGGATACGCAGAACTTTTTCGGACTTCATCTTGTCCATTATGCAGATTTTCAGCATGGTTTCAAGGTCAATGTCGGGGGTGCATTCGTTTACGGAAATCTTGTTTGAATTAATTGCACAGCCGTCAAGCTCCGTAAAATTGCCCGACTCAATTGTACAGCGACTGCCGTAAATATCGTTGAGAACAGCCGCAATCATAATCAGCGATGCGTTGCAGTTTTTGCCGCCGACATTATAAACTGCGTTTTCTTCAAGATTTGTCATTGCGAAAACAATCGCCTTTAAAACATCGTTGATATAAACAAAGGTATAGCGATCCCTTGTTGCCGGAACAACTGTGTTGCGGCGGTTGGCTATATCGTCAAAAACAGGATCAAGCACGCTTGTAAAGTTGCTTGACGCTCCCAAAATTATGCCCGTTCTGAGCGTTGTAACGGTTGATTCGCTGTTCTTCAAAACCGAGTGCAAGGTGGTTTCTCTCGTTCTCATAAGCTGACCTGCAAGCGATGAGGGAGAGGTTGCGTCAAGTTCTGCGTACTCGTTTTCGGAATAAACTCTGTGCGGTTTGGCTTTGCCGTAAATTCTGCTGTCGTTCACAACAACAACTCTTGCGCCTGTGGCTTTTGCAATTTTGGCACAGGCATTTATCTCTGCAATGCCGTCAATCATAATCTGTGGGTTGTTGTCTGTATGTTCACCGCAGATTCCTGTTGTAATTACATAGTCGGCACTCGAAATTTCTGATGCAGAATTATAATCGACAAAATCAAAATCATCTCTTAACAAGAGTTCGCTGTGGTATGATGCCATTGCGTTGCGTGATTTGCCGAGAAGGATAACTTTTATTCCGAGCCTTTTAGCCTCGTTATTGTAGAGAAAGGCATAGCAAAGACACCTTGCAAGTTCACCGCCCGAGATGACAATTGTTTTGTTCCTGAGCTTTGCAAGAGTTTCTTTTTCAACTCCGGGCAATGCCGCCCTGTCGGCCTCAAATTCGTTTAAAAAATCTTTAATACGCAT